CTACTTGAGCATTTTGTTAATCGTAGTCTTGTTGCTATATCTCTAAAACTTGTAAGAAAATCAGCAAAGATTAAGGAACTTAACGTTAAGTTACCACCAGATACAGATGATCACAAACTTACAAGAATAGCACTTCAAGGAGATGTTAGGGGAGATTTCTGGTCTAATAAAGGTTCTACAGTATTTTATGATGATGGAAAAATGGCTCTTAAGGATGGTTCACCAGGTGGATCTATCAAGGGAGAAATAGTACTCAAAACAGCAAGAGGTGGAGGAGCTGGATGGGGTGTTATGCAAGATGCTACACGACAAATTTTTGGTAAGAAGTTACCAGATCACAAACAGGGAATTTATGCAATTGCTAAAAAGATAGCTACTAAACAGGATAAAAAGGGAATAGCAATATTCTGGAAGATGTATAATAATTTTTACAACAACGAAACATTTGAAGAATTCCAAGAAAAACTTTTATCAAAAGACACAGATTGGATTTCATCTAAGCTTGGTTGTTTATATGTTTGTTATTACTTAGATTTAAACACTGGACCAAAATCAAATAGATGGATAACAAAAATAATTAACTATGCTGGAAGTAAAGCTGAAGACTCCAGTTCATATGTAAAGGTCTATACATGATAAATTTTAATAACTACCTAACAGAAGCCGCAGGTAAGAACACTCATATGACACATATTGAGGATCTTATTATTGATGGCGGAGTTAAGGGGGCTCGCCAAGCTATCCTAGCGCTAAGATCAATGAGGGATATGTTGAGCGGTAATGCGAAAGCACCTGTAGACATTACTGTCAAGTGGGACGGAGCCCCCGCCTTATTCGCTGGAGAAGATCCATCAGATGGAAAATTCTTTGTAGCAAAAAAAGGTATCTTTAATAAAGATGCTAAGGTGTATAAGAACCATGCAGACATAGACGCTGATACAAGTGGTGATCTAAATAAGAAACTTAAACTTGCATTCGACAATTTAAAAGATTTAGGAATTAAAGGAGTCATTCAAGGTGACTTTATGTTTGAGTCTTCAGATCTTAAGAAAGAAACTATTAATGGGATTCAGCATGTTACCTTTCATCCTAACACCATAGTGTATGCTGTACCAACATCCACAGACATAGCCAAGGATATAATGTCAGCTAAAATTGGAATTGTTTGGCACACTACATACAGTGGTTCAAGCTTTGAAAACATGACAGCTACATTTGGTAAAGAAATTGTTTCAAAGATAAAACCTTCAAAAAATGTTTGGATGGTAGATGCAACACTAAAAGATCTATCTGGAAAGGCTACACTTACAGCTAAGCAAACTGAAATCCTAAATGCAAACCTATCTGCTGCAGGAAAGACTTTCCAGAAAATACAATCGAATATATTAAAAGAGATAGAATCCAATAAAGAATTAAATCTTATAATAAATGTTTACAATAATTTGGCAGTAAGAAAAGGTGAAAGAATAAAAGACACAAATAAACATGCCAAAGGATTAATAAATTTCGTAGAAGAAAGATATACAAAGCAAATGGACAAATTAAAATCTCCTGCCGGAAAAGATAAAAAAGCTGCAGAAAGAGATAAATTATTATCATTTTTCAACAAATCTAACATAAAAGGTCTAAAAAATATGTTTGATTTACAGAATTTTGTCGTCGATGCGAAGTTAATTATTATAAATAAACTAAACGAGTTATCAAATATTGGTACCTTCGTTAAAACAAAATCCGGATTTAAAGTGACCGGCGTTGAAGGCTTTGTCGCTATAGATCGATTACAAGGTGGTGCTGTTAAGTTAGTTGATAGACTAGAATTTTCGACTAACAATTTTAGCAAAGATATTATAAAAGGCTGGGACAATCCTGGCTAAAATGGGATACCGAGGATATAAATGGCAATTAAATCATTTAATGAATACATAGTCGAAAACTCGAAAGAGGTTTCTTTTGTGTTTGGTAGATTCAATCCTCCAACGATTGGTCATGAAAAATTGTTTGAACACGTCAAAAATCAATCAAGAGGCGGTTCATATAGAATATACGCTTCTAGATCAGTAGACCCAAAACAAAATCCATTAGGATTCACAGAAAAAGTCAAATTTTTACGCAAGATGTTTCCAAAACATGCACGTAGTATAATGGCAGATAAAGATGTTCGTAATGTACTAGATGTAGTAGTAAAACTTTACGATCAAGGATTCACTAAAGTAACAATGGTTGCTGGTAGTGATAGAGTAAAAGAATTTGATATATTATTAAACAAATATAATGGTATTAAAGCTAGGCACGGCTTTTACAATTTCGAAGGTGCTATAAATGTAGTAAGTGCAGGGGAGAGAGATCCAGATGCAGAAGGTGCAACTGGTATGTCAGCTTCCAAGATGCGAGCCGCCGCTCAACAAAACGATTTGAATTTATTTTCAAAAGGGCTCCCATCGAGTTATAATCCCACCGAATTATTCAATGCAGTAAGAAAAGGTATGGGATTAAAAGAGTCGAGATCATTCAGAAAACATGTAGAACTACCCCCAATTTCAGAAACAAGAGAAGATTACATTGAAGGAAGTCTTTTCAATGTGGGAAATCTAGTTAGAATAAAAGAATCAGGAGAGATAGGGGAAATCATAATTTGCGGAAGCAATTATCTTATGATAGAATGTGACGGAATAAAATCAAGACAATGGCTAGATTCTGTTGAACTAGTAGAAGAAGGTGGAGCAGGGGATTTTGGAACAACCAAAGCACTGAACAAGTATTTAAAAGATACCCCATTTTCAAAAATAGTAGAGGCAGAAAAACTTTCAAAAGCAGAAAAAGAAAAAAGAGCTAAAGAAAGAGAAGATCTTGCCGAACCAGGTAAACTGAGAAAAGATTTTGGTAAAGGATTAGGTAAATCCACAAAAGCTAAGAGACAAGCACAGTTCAATAAGCAGGCTAAGAAACACTGGGATGATCCAAGTGCATATAAGCCTGCTCCTGGGGATAAGAGCACTGAAACAAAACCATCTCAATATACAAAAAAATATAAGCAAATGTATGGTGATAAAGAACCAAAAAATGAAATGGTTGGTATTCTCAAATTAGAAGATAGATTAGTCAAAGAAGATAAAGGACAAATTCGAAAAGCTATCCAGAAGAAATCCGATGCATCTGGTATAGCATATGGTATACTAAAACAAGTTTTTGATAGAGGAGTTGCTGCTTGGAGAGTAGGTCATAAACCTGGAACTACTCCAGCACAATGGGGATTAGCCAGAGTTAACTCTTTTATTGTAAAAGGAAAAACCTGGCAGGTACATGATTCAGATCTAGCCAAAAAGGCAAGAGGTGGATAATGTCAGATTTCAAGCTCACTCCAGCGAGAGAAAAAGAACTTGAAAAGATAGCCAAGGATTTACCAGACGCAGATTTTAAAAAGCGTTATGGGAATCGTTGGATGGAAATCAAAATGGCTACGGCTATGAATATCCTGAAGAAAAAACATGGATTTAAAACAGAGGAAAAAATGAAATTTAAACAATTTAGAGAAAAATACAGAAGTAGATTTAAAGCTTCTGAAGTAGCAAAGGCTGTTGAGATTGCTCTTTCAATGGGTGGTAATATGACTGGGGCCTATCAAAAAATCGAAAAGATTAAAAAAGGACTAGGTGATGACCCAGTAGTTAAAGACGCTCTAAAAACAGCTAATGAGTCTGTTAAAGAAAAGGAATAATAATGAATTTGACAGAAACATATAGAAAATTAATTGCTGAAGATGGACATGAGCAATCTGCAAATGTTATGAATCAATTATCTCACATTAAAAGAAATGTAGAACAATTAATGGGTCAGGTTAAGCCAGATTCAGAATATCCACAATGGTGGGTAAACAAATTAGTCAAAGCATCGGATTATTTAGATTCAGCTACAGACTTTTTACAAAATAAAGTAGACCAAGGAAAACAACAATGATAAGCTTTAAAGATTTTTTACTTACTAACCCCGGAATGGAAAAAGATGCTCATCTTGCATATATGCGTGCAAAAAGAAGAAAATCTCAAGACTATGGAAATAATGCTGAAGGGGTAAAAGAAAAGATCATTAAAAGATGGAAATATGCGGAGTATTCAAAGAAATGAAAAAATTTAAACAATTAAGGGAAAACCTTTCGACAAAGAGACTCTTAAGAAAGGAAAAAGAGCTCAACCTAAAGCTGAAAGAGCTTAAAGTTCGTGCAGCCTTAAGAGCTGAAAAAGAATTTGAAAAAGAAGATACTGGAGTTAAAGAAGGAACATGGGATATACCAGATACTAAAACTAAGCTTCAAAAATTAATGGACCTAGTATCTAAGCCATTCTTTGGTACTACTGAAAAAGATGTAGACAAATATTTAAAAATCATGCCATTTGGTGATGATGAGTTATATGATGATCTTGCTAGTTTATATTTTATTCCAGGATCTACAAAGAGTAAAAAGTTTCCTAAAACAGATTTAAACCAAGTAGCAATGGATTCACTTAATGGTAGATGGTTAACAGCTAAGAAAAAAGGTAATGGTTGGGATATTACTCATATTAACTTTGATGTTGATATGGAAGAAACAATTAAAAGAAAATCTGGTAATTTAAGACCAGGTAAAAGAATGAAGTTGGATTTTTAATGAAATCATTTAAGGAGCTTAGAGAATCTTGTTGGCCTGGATATAAACAGGTTGGAACAAAGAAAAAGAATGGTAAAGAAGTACCAAACTGTGTTCCGGAAGAAACAGTAGATGAAGCTCCGTATGTAGCTAATGATATGGAAATTGTACGTTCCATATTATCAAAAATTGAGGGTGATTTTAATAAGTTGTCCTTAAAGAAGCAGTTTGAAAAGGGTTGGCCAAAATTGCAAATGATTGCAAAAGCGGCGGGATATGGGATATCCAAAACAAAACAACCTGAAGGAAAAACGTACAGATACGATTTAAAGAAATGAAGTTTTCAGAGTTTAACGAAAGATTTGGTAAATTTGAAGGTAGAAGAGTTCCTCTTGATCAACCTATGATTGAACAAGAAGGGCCTGAATTAAACAAACCAAAAAGAAATCCAGATCCAGGTAAAAAATATGTTGTGTATGTGAAAGATCCTCAGTCCGGAAATGTTAGAAAGATAACATTTGGGGCACAAAAGGATGAAAAAATAACAGCTAAGATCAATGATCCAGAAGCTGTTAAAAGCTTTAACGCACGACATAAGTGTGATTTAAAGAAGGATAAAATGTCACCTGGATATTGGGCCTGCAGATTGCCAAGATATGCAAAAGAGTTGGGGTTAAAAGGTGGCGGAAACTATTTCTGGTAAAATCGATTTTCCCTTTATGTCTGAGTACGCGTTAGGGGGAGAAATTAGGGAGTTCTTCATTAATAGAGATGATGAAGAATATGTTTGGCATCGAGACTATGAAGACCGCGAGGTTGAAGTACTTGAAGGAGAAGGTTGGCAATTACAGTTTGATAATTGTTTACCATATCTGTTAGAAAAGGGGATGATATTCGATATACCAAAAGGGGAATATCATAGACTTATAAAAGGGTATAACACCTTAAAATGTAGGATCATAAAAAAAGATGACAAAGGATAAAGAAGACATGCAAGTTTATACTATTCAAGCACAAAGGTTAGATAGGATAGAAGAAAAAATAGACCATATGGGTGAAGCGATTATAATGTTAGCAAGAGCAGAGGAGAAAATACATACTCTTACTGCTTTTAGTAAACAACAATCAGAACAGATTCAAAATATTATAAATAGAATAGATCGTTTAGAAGGTATAGTAAATACAAACGCTAATACGATTGGAGTTATAAACAAAGTATTTTGGGTTATATTGGTTGGCTTAATTTCGGCCATCACATGGGAAATGGTAATACATTTAGGAAACTAGGAGAAAAAAATGAAATTTAATGATAAAATTACCCTTGACATCGCAAAGGTCGTTCAAGATGTGATGGAAGGAAAGGTAAAAAAAGAGGAAGTAAAATATCCTCATAAAATGTATCATCCAGAAAACGGTAAAGAAGTAGAAGTCAAAGATAAGGCTGAACACGACAAATATGCCGAAAAAGGA